GTAGGATCAATGTCTCTATTCACAGTATCGTGCGCGGCATCTATAATTCTAAATTGTTCTACAAGTTTGTTTAAAAGTGATTGATATTCTTGTTTTACACGTTCGTCGATAATTGATTCTATTGCTAAATTATACAAACGTAAGTCTTTTTTAAATTTATTAGATTGTTGTATCTTTAACATTAGTTTAACCTATAATAATCTTCTGTGTTATTGTTGTTACTAGTTTCTGCCATAGCACTGTTATCCACTAAACTTTTAAGAGTCACTGGCAATAGTGCAGGAACTTCAAATACAGATCCCTCTGGCAATTCTTTGGCATATGCTTTACCGTCTTTAGAATCAACCCACTGTACTTCAAACTTACCAGCATTGACAAACCAACTTTTGTGTCGATCTTTATGAAAGTGTAATCGTGTTTGTTGTTCAGCTTTCTCAAATACTAAAATCTTACTGCAATAGTATTCGTTATCAGTCCAAACAATATCATACCCGTACTCGGTTTTTACTATGTTATCTGTCATCTTCATTTACCAAATCTATTACTTCAAATACTGTTTTAAGTTTTGAAAGATTGCTTTTTCTATTTAGAGTATTTTGTAGTCCGTGATGCAACGGCTTTGGCCATTTGTTAAAACTACACCATGCATATCCGTCATGTTCATTGTTTAGGTTGGGAATAAATTCTTGATCTATTAAACAAAGGTATGTATGGAAATGAAACTTTGTATCGTTGCTTACAAAAGTTTCTAAAGGAATTGTTTTTTTAATATTAACAGAGCCTATTTCTTCGGTTATCTCTCTGCGCAAGCCTTCCCAGGGTGTTTCACAGCCTTCATTGGTACCGCCTACTAACCCCCATACATTATTTCTTTTTCCGTTGGCCCTATGCAAAAACAAGAAACGTTTGGTTTCTAAACTATAAAATAGCGCACCACTACAAACAATATTATCTTTCATACTAGTAATTATTTTAGTATGCAAGCCTCCACGTGCCGTCTGGATATTCTCCTTCGTAGCTTAATATCCACTCTGTGCCAGTCCATTTATATTGTGTATTTGTATTTAAATTTGTAACAAATGTTTCTTGTGTAACGGTATTTGCTTTGAAAACTACCTGCCATCTGCCATTACTATATTCTACAATATCATTTTGGCCCGCACTAAAATCAGTGCCATCAGCATTTTTCCAAGCACTTGGTCCATCAACATCTAGATACAATTCGTATTCAACAACACTTCCGGCTGCTATTCCTCCAGGAACTTTTATGATGTATTCTCCTATCGGATTATCAGATTCTGCAACAATGTCCACAGTAATTTTTGTCCCATTTACAAATACAGTTTCTCCTGTAACATCTGTAAACTGTCTACCTGTACGAATTTCAAATATAGTATTTTCAGTGGTAAACGTGTCCTTGTAAACGTGTCCAATGTTGCCTAAAAGCAGAACTCTTGGAGAACTAGATTTTGTAATACTATCAGGGTCAAAATTTAATGGATCAATAATATAATCAATACCGGTTCTGCCTTCAATATAAGTATCCGAAGGCACTGTATCTTCGTCTATATTAACTATTAGTTCAGTCTCGTCTAGGGGATTGATGCTAACCTTACCAATGATTTCATATCCATTAGACCGTTGTAGCCTTAATTCAGTTATACCATCCTCAAAGTATTCAGGAATGGATTTAAGATAACCCGTCCATGTTTCTGCACCAACAACACCCTTACCTAATAATTTAGCAACACCATTCAAAAATACTAAATCGTAATTGTTATGACTTGTGGTTACTAACGCGGTTTCGCTAGTAAGTGCTTCTCGTTTACCAGGTAATTTATTAGGCACTTCGTCAACATTACTTTCTACTGTTCCTTCTTTAACAAGACTTTGAGCATACGCTGTATCGTCGAGATTTATTTCTAAGCCGTTGTCACTAAAAATAGCTGTTATAATGTTTGTAATAACACCAAGCTTCTTCACCTTCACAGGCGGACTTATATAAATTGGAGTTTGCAATGTCAATGTAGCAACATCAATTTCACTTTCAGTTCCAGTAGGTATACTTCTAGAACTCCATGTAACGTTTTCTAAATTTACCACACTTAAACTAGTCCAGTCGATATAGTTGTCTGTGGTTTGTATTTCTAAGCTCGGATTAAACAACATTAATATTTGTTCTAATATTTGTAACTTTTGATCTGTATTGGTTGTCCATATGTCAACATTTACAGTTAGTGTGTAAGGTGTTGGCATCAAACGTTCCACAGTATAATTTTTACCTTCCTTGCGCAAATATTCTACACCGCTTGAATCTACTGCCCTTTCTCTAATATTAAGTTTGTTTACATAGCTGCTATCACTGAGTCTAGCTGTATCTAGTTCAAGTCCAGTTACATAAACGGCCATACGAGGCGCACTGGGTATCTTATTTTCTGAGTTATCTCTAATAATACTACCAACTTGTCTAGTTAAGTCTCCGTAAGTTACAGGAATTTTTACAATTCTATTTTGTCCATCTTTGTAACCAAACTCGCTTAACAAACGAATCATTTGTGTAAGATAACGTCTAATCTGTTGATCATAAAAATGTTGCATTAATTATCTGCCTTAGGTCTTAGTGCTTTACTCAAGCTTTGTTTTTCATTAAACGTTTCGCCTGCAACTGTAGTTGTAGCATCGTCATTGTTAATAAACGAGCCCTTTTGATTGTTTGCGGTGTCAGCACCATAAAGATCTGCACGTTGCACATCTTGTACTTTGTTCCAGCGGCTGTTAGAATACTTAAATAGCCTGTTAGGCAAAAAATCTGTTCTTAAAAAATAATCATCGTCTTGAGGATTTTGCGGAAATTGTACGCCATGTCCAAAAACTGTTTCTCCATTTGGCGGAAGTGCAGTGCCTACAAGATAGCCTTTATAACCTGGTCTATCTGGAGGAGTCATTTCGCTTAATCCTGTATCAGGATCTTTGCTGGTGGTAAGTTCCGTATCTCCACTATCATTAGTCTGGAGTGTAAAGTAACTGGTAATATCATATCCGCTTTGTTGTGTTTCTTCTTTTGCTTCATCTAACACAGCATTGTTAATTTGCATTTCTTTTTCATATATACTAAGCAAATCTCTAAGCGTATTTCCACCTGGTGCATCTTCTTCAGCAGGCAAGTCTAGTATATCTTTGTATTCTTGTCCATCGTATATCTGCTTGAGTTTTAGTCTATATAAATGTGGGTACCATGTCTGACTAAATCCTTCAGCGGCTCGATTTATATCTTCTACAACATAGAAGCGTTTTAATGCAACACTGTAGTCGTTCATTGCATATTCATCTATTAAGTGAGGTAATTCTATTACATCACCGGGCATTATCTTTCTGCCTATAGTTTGTACACTACTGCGTATATGCACAGTTAAGAACAGTGTGTCGTTTGATAGAAATAATCCAAATTGGCTAAGATCAAAATCTATATCTTGAACATTATATATACCTCTAAGGTTATAAATGTCCTTGTCGTATTTCCTGTCTCTGTTTTCTAGAAACATTAGGTCTTGAATTTGTGTATGATCTTTAACTGTTTCGCCGTCGTCTGTACCTATGTATTTGTATACATGTACGTCAGTACCGCCAACAGTAAACATTTCTAGAATTTGTTTGTCTAGAAATTCGTAATCATTACCGCGTTCTGGTTTGTATAAACTTAATCTTGGCATACACATATTTATCGATAAATACTTTACGGAGAACTTCTATGACAGATTTGACAACACAAAAGCAAGAAATATTTGACTACGTTTACAATATGTTAGGTGGCGGAATGGTCGACGTTGAGCTTGATCCTGTTCACTACGAAACAGCACTAACTAAAGCACTAACCCGTTTTAGACAACGTAGTGATAATAGTGTCGAAGAATCATATATGTTTATGCCAACTGTTATTGATCAAAATGAATACACGTTACCTAAAGAAGTTATGGAAGTAAGACAATTATTCCGCAGAAGTATTGGTTCAAGAACGGGAGGCGGTGACGGCGGCACCTTGTTTGAACCATTCAACCTTGCTTATACAAATACATATTTGTTAAGTTCAACCAACATGGGCGGACTTGCTACATATGATATGTTTAGTCAGTATCAAGAACTTGTTGGTCGTATGTTTGGTAGTTTTATTGAGTTTAAATGGAATAACACAACCAAGAAACTAACCATATTACAGCGTCCCAGAGCAGAAGAAACGTTGTTACTGTACGTGTATAATTATCGTCCTGATGAACAACTGCTAAACGACTATCTTGCTATCCAATGGATCAAAGACTATACTTTAGCATCATGTAAGTACATGCTGGGCGAAGCACGAAGCAAGTTTGCCACTATTGCAGGGCCACAAGGCGGATCCACACTCAACGGTGACACACTAAAAGCTGAAGCACAAGGCGAAATGGAAAAGCTAGAGCAAGAAGTAAGCCAAGCTGTTCCGGGTGGTACAGGCTACGGCTTCAC